GCAGCCCTCGTGAGGTCGTCAAACTCGGCAAGGGGGGAGCCGAGGCCGTAAATCCCCCCACCATCGTAAATCTTCCTAAAACCATTCAGGTTCCTAAATTCTGTCGCTCAACCTTGCTTATGATTTCTCGTAAGAAGGGGGCTACAATTTCTGAGATCGTGAAGAAAACAGGGAAGACTAAAGGTACGATCTATCAAGAGATCGCTCTGATTAAAAAGAGTGGGATCAAAATTGTTCGTGCTTATGAGAAGCCAGTCTATAGGTTTAGAGTAGGCTGACATGTTACTCCGTCCGTATCAGGAGGTGGCAATCAATGACGCCGCTGATGCTCTGGACAAATTTGGTAACACACTTGTAGTCGCTCCCACTGGGGCTGGAAAGACAATCATGCTTTCCGCTCTGGTGGGTAAGCGCCGTGGTGTATCCAAAGATGTTTTGATCCTACAGCATCGTGACGAGTTGGTTTCACAAAACTCCACGAAATTTCAACGTGTGAACCCAGAATTATCTGCGAGTTACGTCAACGCTTCACAAAAAGACTGGAGCGGCGATGCAGTATTCGCAATGGTTCAAACTCTTTCACGCGAGAACAACCTTGAGCGAATGCCCAAGGTTGACCTTATCGTTGTTGATGAGGCTCATCATACTATTGCTGACACATATCAACGTATCATTAAGGCCGCTAAGAAGGCCAATGAGGGGGTTCAAATTGTTGGGTTTACCGCAACCCCCAACCGTGGTGACAAGAAGGGTCTACGGGACGTTTTTGACAATTGCAGTCACCAGATCGACATTTCCACGCTAATCCGTGAAGGGTTTCTCGTGCCGCCCAAGTTCTTTGTGGTGGATGTTGGTGTGCGTGATGATCTGCAAAATGTTCGTAAGACTGTTTCTGATTTCGACATGAGCGAAGTCGAAGCGATTATGAACAAACGCGCTATTAACGAGCGCATTGTTGAGGAATGGTTAGAGAAGGCGGGTGAGCGAAAGACAATTGTTTTCTGCTCCACCATTCAACATGCGAGTGACTTATGCGAGACATTCGTAAGATATGGCATCTCTGCCGACATGGTTACCGGCGAGACGCCCAAGGATGATCGTGAGCATATCCTAGATGAATTAGCCCATGGTGAAACACAGGTAGTAGTGAACGTCGCCGTTCTTACAGAGGGTTTTGACGCGCCGCCTGTATCTTGTGTGGTACTGACACGGCCATGCTCCTACAAAGCCACCATGGTGCAAATGGTAGGTCGTGGCTTACGCACCATTGATCAAGAAGAATTCCCCGGCGTTATCAAGACTGATTGCATTGTCATGGACTTTGGTACGTCTGTGCTTACTCATGGGGGCATTGATGAAAAGGCTAACCTTGATGGCTCTGAAATGGAGGGCCAAGGCCCAGAAAAGCAATGTCCTGAGTGCGGAGCATTCAACCCGTTGAGTGTCAAAGAATGTCAGATGTGCGGACACTTGTTCGGGTCTGAAGAGGGCGAAGGTGCAGAGAAAGAGGATCTTGAACACTTCCACATGACTGAAGTGGAGTTGATGGATCGCTCCCCGTTCAGATGGGTAGATTTGTTCGGGAATGAGGCTTGCCTATCAGCCGCTGGTTTTGATTGTTTCGCTATTATCGCAGAGGTAGATGGTCTTTCGATGGCAATCGTAAAGAAAGCAAAGTCAAAGGTGCGGCTTATCTCTGTCGGCACAAAAAGACAGGCCATGGCTGCTGCTGATGATTACATGAGGCAGAACGAATCTGGTGATGCAGCTAAGAAAACAAAGCGTTGGTTGAATGACAGACCAAGCCCGAAACAAAGAGAATCCTTAGAAAGATATGGCGTTAATGTTAGTGTCATGGACTTCTCTTGGACTAAGTACAGAGCCGCTTGTATGCTTAACTATGTGTGGAACAAGCAATTCGTTGACCGAATTGTATATGACGTAATGTCAGATATGGATGAAACAGCATGACCAGAGGCGAAGTAACTTTTTTGTTCCACAGAAAGGATGGCACTGCGATTCAGACTTCTTGCTTTATGAGTTTCCCCAGTGCTGACGATTTTGATGTCATGAAGGAGCAAGTGATTGAAGCAATTAATGACTTTACTGAGGACAAAATAGAACAATTTCGATGTGTAACAGTTGTGGTCGATGTTCCAGAGTCTAAACATTATCTGACCGCGATGATTACTTTTGATGAGGAGGGCGAAGAATGGTTGAACATGATGGCAGCGCACGAGGCGCAGGAGACAATCCATTAAAGCGGATTGCAGAGTATTTCGAGACCGTAGGATGGGATAAGCGTCTGGTTGATCTTACAGAGGATGAAGTGGTCGGATTAATCTTTGTTGCGAAGAAGACAGAAGGGCTAGAAGATGTCTACACAGAACCTTACCTTGCAGAGCTATTTGACCGGATCGTCCAAAATTCCGTCAAGCCAGAGCCAGCCACTATCCCCTTCTGAAGACGCAGCCGCAATCATCGGTGAGCTTGATCGGGCCGTTATTGAGAAAGAGCGCAAGCAACCAGCGCGTAAATATTTGGGAGCTTCCTCTCTCGGTGATCCATGCGCTCGTAAACTTCAATACAGGTACATGGGGCAGCAGAAAGATACGGACAAAGGCTTCCCTGCGAAGACTTTACGAACATTTGCTCTTGGTCACACCATCGAAGATCTGATGATTATGTACTTCCGTGACGCTGGATTCGATCTGCGTACAGAGAAGTATGGCGAACAATTTGGATTCGACACAGCGGATGGCGAAGTCCGTGGTCACATTGACGGTGTAATATGTGCCGGTCCATTACACCTTAAATATCCAATGCTATGGGAGTGTAAGTCCGCATCGGATAAGAAGTTCAACGAGTTTGTTCGTAAAGGTGTGGCAGAGGCAAACCCAGTCTACGCAGCGCAAATTGCACTGTATCAAGCCTACATGGATTTAGCTGAGAACCCTTGTGTATTCACAGTTCTGAACAAAAACACGAGTGAAATATATATCGAAATGGTTCCATTCGACGCAGACCTTGCACAAAAAACCAGTGATAAGGCTGTGCAGATTTTGGAGGCTACAAGGGGTAATGACATTCTTCCGCGTATCGCGCAGAATGACGACTTTCACATTTGCAAGTGGTGCGAGTTTCGCAGGACTTGCTGGCAAAAAAAGGGGCGGCATGAACCGCCCCAAAAAGGTAAAACTGATGCTTGATGAGGATCAATATAATGAGTGTGGTAAGGTTTGGCAATACAACATCTAGTGTTTCCGCGCATGAATTAGTCGAAGAGATTTCTAGGAAAGTTCCGAAATCAGAACAAATTCGCATTCTTCAGGACACGTTTCCTGCTGGGCGTATTCATGGCAAAACATTCTACATTGGCTCTTTGCTCGGTGACTCTGGCAAGTCGATGAAGATCGACATTGACCCAGCGTCGCCACACTTTATGCGTGGGCAAGACTTCAATGGTGGCGTCGGGGTAGGTGGGATCGTGAAGATTCTGATGCACGGCAGGGACATGAAGATGAGCGAGATCAAAGAAATGTTCTCGGATTATCTCGAAAACGCACAGCCACAAATTGTTCGGGATAACGGGCCTGTCGAACATCCGATCAAAACACAATACAACGCCAACACACCGTATGACGCACAGTACATCTACACCAATGCAGATGGCGAAGTGCTGGTCACAGTGCGTCGGTACAATGTAAAGGACATCACTGGGCAGCCCATGCTGAACAGCAACGGCAAGCCCAAGAAAGAGTTCAGGCCGTTTGTCGAGGGTGTTGGCTACTCCAAGTTCCCTGACATCCGCCCCATGTACAACATCCCAAACATCTTGGCATCGGAGCGGGTGATTTGGGTTGAGGGCGAGAAGTGCGCTGACTCTTTAAACGAGGCTGGTTACACGGCGACATGTACGATTGGTGGGGCTGGTGCGCTGACCAAGAAGACATCGGCGCAGTTCGACTTCTCTCCATTGCAGGGCAAGGAAGTAATCCTGTGGCCTGACAACGATCCTGCTGGCAAGAAGCTTGCTGACTTAATCCAAGACTTGGCTCTGGCTGCTGGTGCGAAGTCGGTGACAATGCTGACACCGCCCATGGGCAAGCCTGAAGGGTGGGACGCATCGGACGCCATTACCGAAGGCTTCAACATTGAAAGCTTTCTTAACACCAAGGCAAAAGTCACAAAGACAAACATCAACCTGCTGGATGATACGTTCTCGGTGACAAGGTTCACGGGCGATGCACCAGAACAAAAGTTCCTGATCGAAGGCACATTCCCAATGGGGGTGCCGATTATTTTTGCTGCTGCTGGTGATTCGGGCAAGGGCATGATGACGCTCGACATGGGCATGAAGATCGCATCGGGCAAGCCAATGACTACAGCTTTCGGGGGTCTGGTTAAAGAGTTCGGCAACGTGGTGCTATTCACTGCGGAGGACGACGAGGCTGAGATGCACCGCCGGATTGATCGCTTAGATCCATTCGGAGCTAGGAACGGCTACATCTATGATCTCAAGGTAGTGCCACTACCAAATGTGGGGGGTGTATTCCCTATCATGACTGAGAATCATGGTGAATTTTCTACATCCGAAGAGTTTGAAAAAATTTACGAACAAGTGTTACAGATGCAGAATCTGAAGCTCATTGTGTTCGATCCACTCGCATCTTTCGTACATGCTGACGTTAACGCTGATCCGGCTGCTGGTGCTGCTCTGACTGGTCTGTTGGCCAAGATGGCCACTGAGACTGGCGCATCGGTGCTGCTCTGTCATCACATGACGAAGATCAAGGAAGACGCGGTGATCAAGACACCAGAGCAAGCTCGTAACCTTATTCGGGGTACATCTGCTCTGGTTGACGGTGTGCGCTCGGCGTTTGCCGTCTGGCAGGTCGATACAGTTCGGGCCAAGAAAATGTGTGAGCGTCTTGGTGTGCCGTTCCAGCGGAACACTTGTTACGACGGCGCTGTCGTGAAGTCGAATGGGCCTGCCATGCGAAATGTTCGTAATTTCATTCGTGATATGAACACGGGCCTACTGACTGATCGCACAGAAGAGATCGCAGCGATGAATAGTGGCACGGCTCTGGAACAAAAGCTGGAAGCTATGTATCAGTGGATTATTGACTGTGAGGACGGTGGTATCGCGCTAACGCATATGGCTGGTGCTAATTCAGTTCACAGGAGGTCAGAGGATTCAGATACACCAGAAGTATTGCGCGGGTCGAGCAAGAGTTCATTGGAGAAATATGTTCGGGATTTGCAGGATGCTGGCCGCATCGACAAGTTCCAACTCACGCCAACTGGTGGTCGGGTCTGGCTCGGGGCAGTCAATGGACCTATGAGTCGGGGTGAATACGAAGCAACAACAGCTAGGGATAATGTGTAATTATCGCTTTACAAAGGTGAAATGGTTGCGTATAAAGATCGGGAAGTCAGGTGTATTCCTTTCTTTCGGTTGATATCCGGCGGCAGTCCCTAACAACTGTCGCCGGATTTTTTTACGACTCATTTACGAGCAATTGTTCGGCTTTTTCTTTTCGCAGCATTTCGAGTCCAGCCTGCTGGCAGCGTTGCGCCATATTGAGCATTTGTTCAGCATCCATCTTCACAATCACAACCCCTTTTATTTCATCCATGCTGATGGCTATTCCGTCGTTGCGTGGGATGATTAGTACCCTTCTCTTTTGATCCATAAGTCCCTCCAAATGTCGTGCCGCATATTAAAGCATAATTAGGCGGCATATATAAGCGTCACAAAAAAAATTAAAAAAAACCAAAAATACCCATTGACGAATGCAATCTTTGCGACTAGGTATAGTCCCACGAGAAACAACCGTTAGAACAAGGAGTAGAAAAATGGTTGCTAAGAAAAGTGCAGAGACTATCCAGATTCATAGCGTCAAGCAGGGCAAGATTACTCTGCGTATGATTGGCCAGACACCGCTGTATTTTAACAGCATGTCTTCCAAGGCTATGCGTGATCTTCTGATTGGTGGTGGCAAGAAGACTGCCGCTGAAAAGAAGGAAATTAAGCACAATCCGGAACAGGAGTTCCGTGAGAGTGTATATACTAAGGAAAACGGTGATACTTACCTTTGTTTTCCGGCTCCGGGTGTAAAGGGCGCGATGGCTACTGCCGCTCTGGAAACCGCTGGCATTAACAAGACGAATGTCAATCGGGGCATCTTCAT